ATGTTGATAATTCAGCAGGAAGCGTAATAAGAAAAGCGTTAATCTCTACTGGGCAATCAATTGATAATGTCTTAATCACAAAGGAATTCTTATTTGAAGCTCTTAATGAATTAAGAAGAGAGATAGACGAACACGTTAAGATTATTCGTTGGCCATTCAGAACAGCTTTTGACTATGATGCAGGAAATGTTATTCCAGGTCAATATAAGATAACTCTTCCGACTGATTTAAGATACCCATCAACTAATGAAAATTTATTATCAGTTAAGATAGGAAAAAACAGAAATCCGTTAAGGTATAGAGATAAAATATTTATTGATAATTTTTATCGTAATGTCGCTCATACTACGTTAAATGGAGCTGTATTAACAGCAGATACTTCAATAACGCTAACTTCGTCAGGAGATTTTGATGATAGCGGTTCAATTAGTGTAGCCGCTGAAGCAGTTAATGAAACATTAGACGAGATTGATTACACCGCAAACGCCGAGTCAACTAATATAATCTCAGGGGTAACTGGAATAAGAGCCGCTGGACACGCTACCGGAATTGATGTATGGCAGAACGCCTCATTTGGTCTACCTCAATATTATACAGTAAATAACGGCGAGATAATATTTGAACAACCGTTCGGCGACGATTATGCTGGAGAGAATATTTGGATTGATTACTATAAGACTATCACTGATATAAATTCAGATGCTGATTTATTAGACGAACCTTTTTATCACATATTTATTCCTGGGTTAAAGTGGAAGATTAAAGCAAGAAAAGATTTGTCTTTAAATATCACACAGGACTCTGACTACTTGGATTGGTCGCAGAAAAAAGAAAGTCAAGTATCTAAAAACTATACTGGGCAAGGATTAAGAATTAACCTTGACGTAATATAAATTTATGTCATTTAAAAAAGGATATAAACCTTGGAATAAAAATACAAAAGGTATTATGGTTGCTTGGAATAAAGGTAAAAAAAGACCTCCATTTTCAGATGAATGGAAACAAAAAATAAGTTTTAGTAAAAAGGGTAAAAAAATAACAGAAATTACAAGAGAACGAATGAAAATTGCTCAAAAAGGAAAAATTGTTTTGCCAGAAACTAGATTAAAAATTAGTAATTCTCTTAAGGGAAAAATTCCAAAATTTATACCGACAACATTGGGAACGCATAGAACAGATAAACAAAAAGAAACAATGAGTAATGCGCAAAGAAAAAGAATAAAAAATGGAAAGCATAATTGGTGGAAAGGTGGAATATCTTCTGAAAATCATAGAATTAGAAATGGAGTTGAATTTAGATTATGGAGAGAAGCTGTTTTTGCAAGAGATAATTGGACTTGTCAAAAAACTGGAGAAAGAGGTGGAAAATTACATCCACATCATATACAAAATTTTTCACAATTTCCAGAATTAAGATTTGCGATAGATAATGGAATTACTTTATCAGAAAAATCACATAAAAAATTTCATAATAAATATGGAATAAAAAATAATAATATAAAACAGTTAAAAGAATTTTTAATTAATAAATAATATGAATCGTATTCCTTCTTTTTCATTGGCATATTTTAATAACGGTTTAATAAGGTCAGCTGCAATAGACGACACGATAGTTCCAGAAAACACCTGCCAGATGGCTCTTAACTTAAATTTTGACCGTATTGGTGCAATTGTATCAAGAGATGGTTTAACAGCGTTAGGGAGCGTTATAGAGGCAAATAAGACCGTTTTAGGGATGAATAACTATAAAAATAATGCAGGAACTACCTTTAAATTGCTAGCTAAGTTAGATACCGACGTTTATTCTTACAACGGGTCAATTTGGAGCTCAGTAAGAAACGGATTAACTGCAAGTAGTAAAGCAAGATTTACAGACCTTGTTGACTATACTTTTATGGTTAATGGAAATGGAAACGAAGTTTGTGCCACCTACAATGGTTCTGGCTCTTTCGGTTCAACTAATGTCGCATCACTTCCAAAGGGAGATTACATAGAAAATTATCGTTCAAGAATTTGGATAGCAGATAGTGCAACTGATAAACTTTATTATTCAGATGTTGTTAATGCAGATAACACAATAACTGGAGGGACTTCGTTTATACAGATTAGTCCTCAAGACGGCGAAAGTATAACTGGTTTAAAAAGATATTCAAGAGCGTTATTAGTATTTAAACAAAATCACATCTATCGTGTTTATTCTATAAATTCAACAGACCCAGACCCAATGATAAATGTTGGAACTTATAGTCAAGAAAGCATTGTAGAAGCAAAAGATGGAATTTATTATCATCACTCAACTGGATTTTATAAGTTTGTTGACGGTGGACAACAATCAGAAATATCAAGACCAATCATAGATATTATAAATGCTATACCTCGTTCTTATTATGAAAATGTTTGCGGTTGGGCAGATGATGACCATCTCTATTGGAGCATCGGGGATATTACATTAGACGGAATATCTCTTAGCAATGTTGTTTGCCGATACACTATTTCAACTGAAACTTGGACTATTTATAGCTATGCGGTTGAAATAAGAAGTGCTTGCCAATATGATAACGGCACAACTTTGATAACTGCAGTAGGAGATAATATTGGAAATGTTTATCAATTTGACTACGGCAACGACGATAATGGAACTCCAATAAATTATGATTTTCAAACTCACTGGCTTTATTTATCGCAAGCAAAGTCAACATTAAAATCTCTAAATGAAATAGTTGCAATACACGAACAGGCAAATGGAGCACAACTAAGTTATCAATTAGATGTTGACCAAATGAATAAATGGAGACCAATCGGAGAGATTGTTGAGGATTTATATGATGTTAGAACAATGGACGCTAATAATTTTATGCGTATTAAATTCAGAATATCAGGAAATTCTGTTGGTAGTCCTATTTTATTTAGAACATTAGAAATAACTGGTTTAGCTATAAATTAAATGAGTAGCCTTGAAGAATTACAACTCAATAAGCAGCTTTATCGTAATACAACTGATACTTCAACGACCGACGAAAATACGTCGTCAACTGTTACTCTTAGTGACCTTTCAGCTGGATTATCAAGCGTCTCAACAACAGAAGTAACAGCCGAAAGTATTATTAGTGGAGAACTAAATGGAAATTTGAGTATTGTTAGTGGATTTTTACAATCTAAAAATTTTATCAGTGGCTCAATTGGTTGGAGAATAAGTGATGATGGAAGCTGCGAATTTGGTTCAGGTTATTTTAGAGGAGATATAACTGGTGCAACTGGAACTTTTAGTGGAACAATTACTGGAGGTTCTTTAAATATACCAGACACAACGACTGCTAATTCTTTTCACGTTGATGCGGTAGGTAACAGTTGGTGGGGTGCTACTCTAATAGGCTCTGCTACTGCTAAGGTGTTAAACACTGGTGCTGCAACTTTTTCTGATATGACAATAACTGGCGGTAGCATTTCAGGTATTAGCATTGCTATTGGAACAGGAAATAATATTTTTAAAGCAGATAGTAACGGAATTTATCTCGGTAATGCAACTTTTGCTTCTGCTCCGTTTAGTGTTTCAATGTCAGGAGCTTTAATCGCTACAACCGCAACAATTACTGGAGCGATTACGGCTGCTGCTGGTTCAGTTATTGCGACTTCTTATCTTGATGGAGCGATTGGACTTGCTAATACAAACGTAGCAGCACAAGGATGGACTAACACGTGTGTCTTCTCGGCAACTGATTATAGAGTAGTAGCTTGGGCAACAGGAGTTATCACGACAGCCGCAGGAACGGCTTACAACATCACGGGTGCTAACACGGGAAATATGACTGCGGCTACTTCGTATTTTATATACCTTGATATAGCGGTTTCAACTACGCTTTTACAGGTGACGACAACCGCCGCTACCGCTGTCGGTTCAGGAAAAATACTTGTTGCTACCGCATACGCTAATTCAGATACAACTTCAAAAGCTCAGTATCAAGTTTTTGGAGGTATTGGAGGGGTGAGAGTTTTTGTAGACAATATCTCTGCTAATAGTGCGTCCACGAATGAATTTATTTCTAACACCGCTCAGATAGCCAACCTTGTTGTTACTGACGCTAAGATAGGAAGTTTGGGAGTCGCAAAACTTACCGCTGGAACGATAACTTCTAAAGCGATAACCTTAGCGGTAGCAGCAGGAACTGGCGATAGTTATATCGCTGGTGGTAATGCTTTGGATTTTACTAATTGGTATGGCGGAGATGCTGACGGAGGAGCAATAATTCTTGGTCTTGACGATAGCGATTCAGACAAAGGAAAATTCTTTGCAGGAAATTATAGCACTAACAAATATATTCAATTTGATGGAACAACTTTTATAACAAGCGGATTATCTATTATTAATTCGTCAATAATTAATTTGATAACGGCTGGAGAAAACTTAACAATTACAGTCCCATTGCCAGTATACATATCGTCTGCTGATGGGAAAGTATATGAGTGCGATGATACTAATACTGCTAAATTAGGATTTGCTGGATTTGTAATAGAAACAGTCACTACGGGAAATAACGCAAAATTACAATCAAAAGACATCGTCAGTGGGTTTAACGGGTTAAAAGTTGGTTCTGATTATTACATAAAAAAGGGGATAGGAAGTTATATTGATACGACACAAAAACAAATTTCTACTGATGCTTATAAATCTTTCGGAATATTTGAAAGTAACGAAAAAAGTGGACAAACCTTCACGACAGACTCTCAGTATACTGTTTTAAATTATATTAAATTCAAACTTTCTAAAGTTGGTTCGCCGACTGATAATGTTCAAGTTAAAGTTTATGCTTCCGATAAGACTACTTTAATAGCAACATCAACCACGATAGTATCTGGTTCAACTATCACTGGTTCATTTGTTGAATATCAATTTGATTTTACTCCAATTAATTTAAGTTATGCTACTGTTTATTTTATAGAATTATCAAGAACTGGAAGTTTGGAAACGGATAATTATTATCTTGACCAATCTTATGATTCATCAAGTTTGTATGCTGGCGGAAATCTTTTTACTTATGCTACCGGAGCTTGGCATAGTAGTGCTGATAGAGATTTATATTTTATTGTCGGTCAGGGAGAAACTTACGCTAGCGGAGATATTTCATTATTCGTAGGAACATACACAGTAAAAGTCGGTAACGCACTTTCGGCAACACAACTTACATTGA